AAAGGAAATCAACAATCACTTCGTAGTATTCGTGATTCAAATGAATCATGTTGAATCCTTCGCACACTACAGTTCCTGCGGGGAATGTCATAAATGTTTGTGAATTGATTTTGCCAAGATAAGATGCAACTTGCGTACCATTATCTTTCATCTGTGCTACTGTTGCATCACGCATCAGACGAAGACGAATACGAACCTGTGGAACTTCAACCACCATAGTTCCTTTATTTGCATTTGCCGCTGTACCACCAATTTCAGCACTTGTATTTGCATTTGTTGGTGGCGCAACTGTCCATGTCTGTCTGAATACATTCATGGATCTCATAGAAGCATTATATTCTATGTTTGATGGTAGTTGAACAATTACATCGTTTTGATCTTCAGGATCAATATCAGGATAAGTAGCAGGATCTACCGCTGCCATAGTTGCAAATACACAAGTTGCTTGGCAAGCACCACCACCTTGTTTGAGACTTTGAAATGTAATGCTACGGCAACGAGCAAATCGCAAAGCAGGGTGTATGACATAAGGAGCAGCATAATTTTGCCATGAATCAAGATTATCACCAATCATAGGAATGACTTGTTGAGCAGTCATATTCCAATAATCGGGTCCGTTGAAATCAATTACTGCACCAATCTTTTCCATAATGACATATACAAGTGTTACTTCTGATTGCTGTCCAATATCAGCAACAGTTGTTGATGCTTCAACCAACCATCTTTTATAATCTTGAGTTTCAAAATGTCCCTTTGTAAGTGTTGCTGTCATTAGATGTTATTCCTTTTCTGAGATGTTGAAGCACTTGATATAATTGATCTTGATGATGGACTTGCTTGTTCCATTACAGCAAATGCAGCAAATGGATTGTTCAGAATTTCTGGTGCAGCGGCGGCAGCAGTAGTTAGAGTTTTGAAGAAATCATCAATACCACCTATCATTTTTGATAGTGTACCGTGACCAACATTTGCACCAAAGGTTGCTGCATCAAAATATCCAATACTCTTATTCTTACCACCATGTCTTTCTCTCATTATTTTTGCTGCTTCAAATTGTCCTGTCCCAATATAATCATATTCATCCATCGCTGATTCATTTTGTCGTAAAGCGGACATTGTACCTAACGCTGTTGCAACAGTACCAACTGCTCCAATTCTTTGTGCAGGAGATGCCCTATTCCATGCTTGTTTTATCATTCTTCTTTGTGGTCCAAGTGCATAGGCATCTCTTCTTATACCTCTTTGCACTGCTGCTAGTGTACCTTCTTTTTCATAACGAAGTCGTCGCATAGCACCATATTCTTCTGCTGCTTCCATCAAATCTACTCCAGCATCTGGATCTCTTCCACCAAATTTTCTATTTACACGGTACGCATTAGCATATCTCTTATAGGCAGATTGTTCCTCCAACATTTGGAGTTTTCCCTTTTTCCAATCACGGGTAAAAGAGCGTTGTCCCAAAGTTTCACGATATGAAGTAGATTTTCCAGATGCATTTGCAGCAACAACACCTGCACCTGCTCCAAATGCAGCAGCGGCGGCAGCAGCAGCAGCACCACCTGCACCACCACCAGATGCTGCCATTCCATAAGGAGTGATTCCTGCGGAGAATGGAGAACCACCAGCGGATCTACCACCATACGAACGACCACCAACACTGCTTAGTTTAGAGTTGATTCGTTGTGCTGCTTGATCAATCTGTGAAGTATTGACTACAGCATCAATAATAAGTGTTGATAGTTTCTTTGCCATTATGCTCCTTCAATTGCTTCTTTCAGTGCTTGTTCAACATAGATTGGCAACATCGGTTTTGCCATTTGGTATGCTTTTTCAATAAAATGAGTTTCGTATACCTTTTGTCCTTTTCTACCTTTTAGTCCTGCTCTCCATCCTCTACCTTTTCTACCAGATGGAACTCCCTTTGGATATGCATGAAATCCACCTTCATACCACCTTGCTTTTGTCGCTGCCCATACAAGATCACCACTATATCCCAACCCAATCAATTTACCACCTTCTATACCTACACCTACCCAATATCCACGCTTCTTCTTGAGTTTCTTGATCTTGATGGCAATACTACGCTTGAGAGTTGTTTCGTTCCAAGTTATGTTTGCCTTTATTAGCGACTCGGCATACTTCGCCCAACGGCGTAATCCTTTTCGGATTGCTTTCCGCTCTGCCTTCTCGTCCAACCCCTTTATTTGTTGTACCACCTTTTGCAAGGATTGCTTGTTGACTTTGAAGGAGAGCATCTTTGATTCCTTTTGATTTTATAGTTGCTTCGTTGCAGTTTATCCAAACTACAGATATTTCTTCTAAATTAGTGCTAAGGTATGGTCGGACAGCATTTAGCACTTGTTGTGCTGTCCCACTGAGTTTCCCCCTTCAGCATATAGTTTATCAATAATATCTGCAAGCATATTGATGGCGTGTCCATCTGATGCCAGAACTTCATCCATATTATCAAATGCCTTCTTGTCACCATCCATAAGATGGTTCCATACCAACCATGCACCTAGTTTTGATGGATTTGTAGCATGAAATTCTGCTGCTGCAATCATATCAAGTGCTGATGGTCTTCGTATCGCTACTTTCAGACCGTTGATTTCTGTTTCAAAGTTCTTTAGTTTGAGTGCGTCAAGTATACTCATCTTTCCCTTCTCCTTTTATTATGGTGCTGGTGCTTCTAGTTGTTCAACTGTACCAAGAGATGTTGCATTACCGTGATAATCAACTTGTCCAACAATTTGGAATGAGATTTGTCCACGAAGAACATCAGTTGTGGCAGAAACAATATCCCACCCTGTTATGTGACAGAATCCATCAATTGTTTCACCAGATTTGAGAACAAATGAGAATTCAATTGGAGCATTTGTTACAACCGCTCCTGCGGCGACTAGTGCTTCGTGATCTGTTTTGTTGTAATAAACATCCAGCGTTCCTGCGGCAGCAAGAATACCTTCTATGAAATATGAGTTCCAAGAACCAATTGGTGTGACATCCAACGGTGGTCTAGAAGTTGATATTGCACAAGTTCCAACTGCTGGAACTGTGATAGTATCAAAAACGAAATAAGAGAGTGCTGAAGCAATTGCATTTGCCATGTAGGTTTATCCTTTGTAGTATATTTCTGAGGTGGTAGTTACGACATATGGGTTTGCTTCCTCGCCAAACCCTCCTGTTGGTTCTTCAAGTACCGAATTCTTGTTTAGAACCGCACAAAAATCTATTGAATTATAAGTTCCAGATGAAAGATTATCTTCTACTTCTGTTCCCATAGCAACGGCATCCTCTGATGATTTTGCATAGGATTTGATTGTTACTTGTGCTCTGCGAAGAGTGTCTACCGCAGTTGCACCAATAGTAAGTGTTTCATTATCATTTATCTGATAAGTGACTGCTGGTAATGATGTAAATTGATTGCGTGTGCCATAGATGATATTGGCATCATCTACTACAGCATTATTCATTCCTTGAAGCATCGTTCGTATTGCTTGTGCTAGATTCATATTTTGATTTCCTCTGCTATGATTGTTGCAAGACGATCTCTATTCGCTTCATTACGAATACCAACGATGTTTAGCAATTTACCATCTATCTTTAGTTTATCATCTTCCTTGAGTGGAAATTGATTTATTGCATCCCATCTTGCTTGTATTTCCCATGTATTGATGGAAGTAGTTCCACCAGCATAATCAAACTCACCCGCTCCGACATCACGAAGATCACATCTAAATGTACCGATCTTATATGTGTCCTGATTGAGTGAGGCAAGAGAATAGCGTAGTTTCTTCTTACCGATGACATCTTGAGCGTTGTCACGGTAAATTGTTGCTGTAAAGCGTAGGCGACCTGCTGAAATCAAGTGAGCATACTCCTTACTCTTAGATTATCAAGGATGAATTGAGCAGAGATGGGTACGACTTGCATATTGATTGGAGCAAGTGCTTCGGGATTGTTATACCATGCGCCTATAAAGGCGATTATCGCTTGTTCAATATCCTTGGGAGTGTCCGCATATCCAGCGGTATAATTGATTTGAATGTTCGTACCTTCTTTGATTGATGGATATTCTAGAAAGTTGACATAAACCGAAGGTTCATCTGAACGATCTACCCAATAATCGGTTGATGGCATCGTGGTAAGAACATTACTTGTATTTGTATACTTGATACTGTCTATAGATGAGTATGGAAATCCATCAAGACGAGTTCTCATCCAATATGAACAATACTGTGTTTTCTTTGCAGTTTCAATTGTAAGACCAGTATAGTTCTCAATATGAGACACAACTGCATCTCTTAGACGAAGCAATTCGGCATCATCAGTACTATAATCAATCTTGAGTGCTTGCTTGATTTGTGCTAGTGTGACCATTTGTGTCTCCTGAAGTAAAAGTCTTGAGGGGATATTTCACCCCCCAAAACCAGAAAGGAAAGAAAATTAGGCAGGGTTGCCGTATACAGAGAATGCTTCGCTGTGAATGATCTTGGAATCAAGTCTGCTGTAAGCGTACATATTTGTAGTCGCAGTACCAGCACCTGTGTAAGGATCAACGAGAACATTCATGCCGCTACGATCAAAGATCTCAAAGAATCTGAAATCACCGAATGTAGCGAACACCTTGTGAGCACCAGTTGTGGTGTTGAAGAAAGGTGAAACATATACAGGACGACCCATGAGGACTCCGAGAACACCTTCACGAATATCACCAGTATCGGTGAGTTTGTAGAGGTATTCGTTGGAACCTGAAGGAGCAGTCTTGAGTTTGCGGATGTTCTTTAGAAGAGCATCAGACATGACCCAAGAACCATTGGCACGATATTGAGGAGCAACAGCAAAGTAGGTGTCTACTATGTTGTCACCACTGACAGATGCTGGAGTTCCAGTGTTGGCAGCATTTGTAACTCTGTTTCCAGCAAGGAAGTCGGTCATCAAATATCCAACACCCTGTGGTTGAGAAGAATTACTTCCGTTGCAGAAGTAGTTTTCGTGTGCTCTACCCATGCTTGTTGCGACCTTGGAAGCAACATAATCAAGGATTCCACCAACGCCACCGTTTCCGCTAAGAGCATCCTCAAGGAATTCGTTGGTAAGAACGACCTTGGTTTGGAACTTGTAGGGGAAGACAGAGATGAGCGAACCGAAGGTTGGATCGGTTGGAGCAGACATTGAAGCGTTTTCAGCAACTAGTTCAGTTGTTGGAAGAGCATTTTCAATTGTGATCTTCTTCTGACCGTCAATTGTTCTAACAGAAGCAATACGACGGATGACATTCTCCTGATACAACTTCTGACGAATGATCTCATCAAAGTTCTGTGGAACAGCAGCAACAGCACCTGTGCTGACCTGCATCAAACGCTGTTCAACTGGTGAACCATCAAAGTTCTCGGTTTGAAGTTGACGAAGTTCGCTATTATCACCCTTGGCAAGTGCCTTGATGAATCTGCGACCCCAATCTTCCTTGCGATCACCGACAGTTCCCTTGGAAACGCCACGGGTGTCAAAGATTGGAGTGTTGTCGCTCTTGGCAATCTTTGAACGAGTTGCTTCCTGAGTGATCTGTGCTTCTACACGATCAAGATCTGCTTCAATCTTGGCGCAGCGTTCCTTGTACTGTGCATTTGCATCAGCATCAAAGTTGTTTGCATGATTCTTGGTTTCAATCTCCCACTTATCAATCATATTGCGTAGTTCTGCTGTGAGAGCATTACGCTTTGAAATGAGTTCGTTATTTTCCATTACTTGAGTCTCCTGCGGAGTAGTTTGATCCGCTTGTTGTTTATTTCTGACATGATGCTACGAAGTTGTGAATGAGTTTCTGGATAGGCAGCATCTACTACCACAGAAATCTCATATAGTTTTCCTTCCTCCACCGTTCTTTTATTCGTTCCTTCCCATTTATCCTTGTTGGCACGGAAACCAAAGGACATTTCTCCCGTCAATACACCAGCAACCATGAGTTCTCTTATGTCATTTGCAAGTGTCGTATCAGGCAAATCTGCCTCAAAACGAATACCTTTAGCATCTTCAAATAGTCTCAAAGATCCACCCTTTTGTCTTGCAAGTGGCATAGAAGTGTCATGGTTGAAATAAAGTTTGACATCATGGTCTTCTGTTGGATTGATGTCAAATGCACCACGCTTGATTACCTCTTTGAAGGTTCTACCATGTTCAAAAATGGTGCGTGATTCAGTATCAAAGAGAATGGCATATCCTCTTAGAGTTTTGCCATCATTATCTATAATTTCTTTAGATTTGCGAAGTTCCATCTATGTCTCCCTGTGCAGTTCCTGCGCTTGTATCGGTTCCTAGATTGGTAGAACCACCTCCTTGACCCATGTTTTTGGCAAAGATAAACTCATCTCCACCCTCTACAGGTTCAAAATCCAGTGCTTCTCTTGCTTCATTTCTTGTGATAATAGATGCTTCAACACCCGTTCTAAGTGCAGCAAATGTCTCTGCAAGTGTAGGTCTTGAAAGGAAATCTGTGTCAAATAGGGGTTCTTCACCCAATTTCAGGAAGAATTCGCTTCTCCATGTTTCAAACCAGTGTTCCAAACAGGTGTCAAGATAAGTTCGTGTCATCCATTCAAGCGAACCATAGACATTTCCTGTTGTCTCACCAAGATACGCAGCAGGAACTCCATAAATGCGTGAAACATCAGCAATAGAGTATTTTCGTGCAAGTTCAAGATCAGAAGCAACACTTGTGCTTGTCATCTTTTCTATCTTCATGTTTTCTGCAAGAACAATTGGTTTTCCTGCATTCTTACCTGTGTGGTTCTTCAGGAAATCGTTGACAATTGCTTGTCTTGCAGCAATAGGAAGTGGGTTGGGAGAGGTAAATGCCAAGTTGGGCAGGTTGCCTTTCTCTGCATTTTGTGAGATATTGCTCTCTTGATTGATTCCAATAATAAGTGCTGTACGGCACAATTGCACTGGAGATGATGCCCAAAGTCCTTCTATGATATTTGCCTTGATATGAAGAACATTATCAGGTTCCAATCTACCATATTCTGTTGTAATGTAGACAGGAACGGGTGAAGTGACATCAAGTGATACAGAACCAACTGGAAGTGGAAGAATCTCGTATATTTCTCCGTTGCGTTTTCTATTGATAAGTGCAAATGCATTACCATAAAGCAGTGCTTGCATCGTCATTTGTCTGCGAAAGTCATATCCACTTTGGTAGCGATTTGGTCTTTCCCAAAGCATTTCAAGATTTGGATTTGTGAATTCAGCAGGAGTTCGTGCAATATCGTTGGATATAAGCGACACTGCACGATATACTGGAGGATATGCAAGAGCATTTACAGGAGCGAGATACGGAACTATATCGTTAGTGCCAAACACTTCAAATGGCAAATAAGGGACACCGTATCCAACGGGAAATCCCCACCAGTTTCGTATTGAATTAGTTATTTTGCTTAGTAGTCCCATTTATGAGA